GCGTAGAGGACGTTTTCAAGGATCGCTTTTTCGCTGGCTTTTTGCTCGACTTCGAGACTAGCGAGCATAATACCGCCTGGGCCTTGCGTAAGAGTGCTTGTATCACCATCATAAGGTTTACCCTCCCCATCAATAATTGCGCCTGTAGGATCTTTAATTAGCGCAATTTCTTGCATTACAGTTTCAAACTTAGCCATATACCTAGCCCAAAGAACGGACTGGCCAGTAAGTAAAAGCTGCATAGCGGCTGTGTAACCCACCATGTCAAAGTTAAAATAAGTGTCCATAGCGTACTGAATGTTACGCTCTAGAATGACGCTACCAAGCTGAACAGGAATACCACCTGTGCGCTTTTTGGCATTTACTTCAGCTTTAGGGGTTGAGGAAAAGTAGGCTGGTAAAAGGGTATTGTTGCAGTACCACCATACATTAAGGCGGCGCTCAACATCGTTAAGCATACCAACTTGTTTTTGGGCGTTATAAACCCTAATTGACTCTTCTGCTAATTCTGTAAACTTTTTGCGTCTTTCTTCTGCTTCGGTTAGCTGAGAACGCCACCATTTAGGACTATATTTTTGAGATAATGGGGCAATTTTCATATTCTAGCTCTACCCTGCTGGCTTCTAACTTGCGCGATGTAAGATTGCAATTTTACTAATCCTTTGTTGAATACTTGAGAAGGTTGCTCCCACTTTGAGTCAATTAGCCGCTCTTTGCAAAGGTAGCGTAAAGCATCGCAGTTATGAGACACCACGCCGTTGTCCAATACGAATGTACTTGCGGTTGGAACATTTAGGCAATAGACGTCTTGCGGGGCTTGGGAATAAGAGATGGATTTAATCTTCTTCGTCGTGCTTTCATTTTGCAATTCTGGTGACAATACTTCGCTTTCCAATCCATGTGCTTTTTGGTCTGAAACTCTGCTCCACACAACTCGCAATTTTTGGTTATCATTGGCATTGCCGCAGCAATCTGCCTTGCATGTTCCGAATGCCACTCCCTGCCCTGTAGACTTTTGTGCCAAAATCTTGCCATCGGCACAGCAGTTTTGACTATGTTTTCGCGAGATTGCGCTCGTCTCTCCGGCGTCATGTGTTGGCTCAAATGCGTCTTTGAGTCTAGCAATTCTAAGTTTTCTATCTGATTGTTGGCTTTGTTCCCATCCTTGTGATGGATGTGCATTCCCTTGGGAATTGCGCCATTGAAATATTCCCAAACTTTTCTGTGCAATCGTCTTGAGCCACGAACGTGCTTTTGCTGAGACGAAAAATAATGCCCGCAACGGTAATATCTTACCCCGTTGAACTCTTGAACTGTCTCTGAAATAACCTCTACCACCATACGTAACGCAGCGTATCAGGTCGGCAGATGTTAGACAATGAGCTTCCTTGAACGTGCCGTCAGCAACCATAAATTTATGGTCTGCGGTACAAACTATTTCAGTGTCATCATCAAAAATAATTTTAATTACTTTAGCGTTTTTACGAGTAGGAGCGCCGTAAGCTATGTGAAAATAGCCATCATGCGCTAAAACATTAACTGATGTTCCGTTGCAAAGATGCCGAATTTGACGAAGGCCAATGTCAGTAACAACTAAAGTATCGCCAGTAAGACAGGCATGATCGTTACCTTTAGTGTCTAAATCCTCTGGCTTTTGTTTGTCTATTGACATCGATGGTAAAGTCTCTAGCAAGTATGGGCAAGTAGCAAATATGTATAGCAACGGTGGTTTAGCTACTAGCCTTTGCCGTATCTGTGACCACCCTGAAATACGGTCATTATCAGCGCGCTTAAAGGCTGGATGCTTATAGCGGGTAAAAACTGCGGTTAATTGATCATTAATGCTAGGGCCGCCATCATGCTTAAAGATACTAGGGTCTGCCACGCATATAGGATTTTCGCCTACTGATACAGAAGCGATTCTGGTAGCTTGCTCGACATTATCAACTCCTTTTCCCCACATTTCGCGATATATGATAATTGCGCCTTTAGGGTACGGTACCTCATTACCTCTGTCATCACGTCCAGAACTAACAGCACCCCAGACAGCAGCAAAAGGAGAAGAATAGCCCCAGTCATAACCCAAATAGCGGGGCCAATGTTTTGGTACATTGAAAGGAGCAATGATATGTTTAGAACTAAACTCAGGAAAGTAACTACCCTCATGGATTTCAAAATCTCCTTCTAGCCAAGCCCGCACAAGCTCTGGACTACCTACCATGTGCAAGCGGTTAATGTAATCAGGGTCACGAGCTAACAGTATCTGGTTATCACTTACTCTACTTGGAATATAGATATAATCAAAACCAGCTCCGTTTGGCAGGTCTTTTCTAAGTAGCTTCATTCCTTTAGGGGCTGGCTTAATAAACAAATGCTTTAGCCAACTATGCCCAATACCACCAGGGTTAAAAGTTAGGATGATTTGGCCGCCGCCCTTACCTCGTAGCGCTCCAAATAGCTTCCAGATACAGCTTGGGTCAGCATAGTTACCCGCCTCTTCTATAGCGCAATCTGACAGGTTCTGGCCCTGATACTTTTCAGCATCAGCATCATTAGCTAAAGGTCTAAAACGTAACCTACCACCCGATAAAAAGGTAAATTGCTTTTTCTGGTCTTGCCAGTGCGCTTTAAGCGGTAAGTAAATCTGCTTAGCTCGCTCAATAAGGTCATCAGCTTGAGGTAATTCTTTACGAAAAAAGATAGCATTAAAATCAGCCCCTAATTGCTCTTGCTTAATAGCAAACTTGCCTAAAACCCCGTCAGTCTTACCGCCACCACGAGCACCACCATAGCCAACTAACGTAATTGGACACGCTACTAGCGCCTCTTGAGGCCCAGCTTGAGGTGCCCATACCACATTTACGTCTAAGTTTTCGCTCATTTACCAGTAACTACGCAGTTAGACCCATAAATTCGCTCTACCTCACACTTAGGGTTTTGGCAGATAAAATACTTACCAGTTAATCCAGCATAAAGCCCAAAACAAAACGTATCCTCTCCAGCCTTAACTACAGAAATAACCTCACAACTAGGACACCGCATTACTTGTGGCCCGTCTTCGTCCTTAAAGCTATGCTCGACCCCCATACCGCCTCGCACTCCTCCTTAGTTATCCTATGGTCAATTAGCCTAAAGCCTTTACCACACCGCTTTATGCCACAAACCACCCATAAGTTATCAGTTACTATGCAACTTGGTAACCTACATTGTGGACACTTGTAATACTCAATCCTCTGATTCTTGAGTAAGGTACCTTTGCACAAACTCCTCTTTCGATAGCGGCTTGGCACTAACCACACTCCTAATCTCACCCGTAATTTCTAACGTCTGCTGCTCACTCCAACCAAGTTTAGTCTTTAACAGGTGAAGCAGGATAGGAGTATTACCATTCATAGCCTCTGCTATAGCCACCGTAGCTAGCCCCTTCTGCATGTTACTAACACCCTCTAAGAAGTCATCAGCGTAATACTTATCCAGCAGGTAAGGTGTAATCCTAGCAGCAAAAGCAGTCCTAGACTTAGATAGCCCTAGCGCAGCCATATCCCTAATCTGTAACGCTAACTGCTCATCCTTCTGGTGCTCCCTAGTCTGCGGCACCTCCCGCATTATAGGCGGCAAAACCTCTATTTCAGGATTTTTTATAATCGGAGCGGCCTCAATTTCAGCTTCTTGTTTTAAGTCGTCCTCGCTCATACTTTTTATGCCCCTAATAGCAAAACAGTGGTTGAAGGTAATATTTGGGAATTTTATATGGGTGATGGGAATTTACGATACAGCGTTTGAGGCTGAAATGCGAAATTTTATGTGGGGAGTGGGATATAGCTGTAACCGGTACCTCGCTCATTTTCAAATTTGTTTTGGAAACGAAAATCATACTTTTCATTCGCAGCTGCAACCCCTTGATTTCATTTGAGAATCTTACCTACCTAGAATTACAAAACTAGCTAGCTATCCACACACCCTAGGTAACTACGCAATATCATTTAACAATTGCATGAACTCGTCGCTTGTCATCCCGCTTAACTGGTACAACACTACAATCTCACAGGGATGATACGTGCGCTTGGTACGTTCACGATACCGTAACGCTTCATACTTGAGCTTGAGTACCTTAGCCAGCTGCATCCTATTCAACCCCAGTCGCTTGCGTATTGCCTGGTACAGGTTTGCTCTCGCTTGGGGTATAGCGTGATAGTGACCTACTTTGATTCTACCGTTGAGCTTCGGTAATTGGTTCATATTAGCCAACACACTGATTAGGGTATGTCACTGTACACTCGTCACGCAAGTAGTATCGCTAACTACCTGATATCACGTAGCATAAAATACCCCTAAACTTTTTTTACATTATCCCGATACTTTTACTGTACACAGTACATCGTATATGTCATAATGTAGTTGTGAGTTGGGAACAACCCCAAGTAACGGAGGATATATGACTATAGAAAAAACATTTCAAGGCGCTTGGCTAATAACAGGTTGGGCGACTGATGACTACGGATATGAGTATCTCGTTACCCGTCAGTATATGGGTTACACGAAGAAAGAGGCGATAGCGCTATTTAAGGCAGAGATAATTAATAACTAAAGGTGAATATATGAGAATCAACAAAGTAAAATATAACGGCATAAAGCTACTATCCGATAACGGTAACGTTATCACCTTTACTACTTTGTCAAATAAAAGAGTATACGAGGCGAAATGGGCCTACGATGGGTCTGGCAATAACATCTGGTCGGTGTCGCTATCGAGCCTTGACCCATTACGCAACGATCCTAATGATAGAATGAGGCTTTGGACGGAATACTTCCCTCGCAAAAATGACAATCATGAAATGTGGGCGTTTTTTGCTAGTAGTATCAACTAACAATAGCCTAGTGTGATTACAGGGTACTCTATTCTGTAGAGTGCTCGATAATCGCAATAGTGCGAGATACGGAGAATATATGAGCAAAAAAACATTATACATAATCAACCAGGGAACCGTTGAGGTTGCCAGCGTACACACTGAATGGGATGGAGAGATGTCAGTATTAGCGTATGCAATAGATGAGACAGAGGCTCTACATCTTGCGGATCTGTATGATCATGGTCTGCTACAGCCTGATAATGTAACCGTAAATGGCAAGGTAATATCAGCATTGTCTTTTTGTGATTGTTGGGATTGCGAAAAACAACGGGGCATTGAAAGAGCGAAAATAAAAAAAGAAGTAAATATGAAAAAGAGGTCTCTGGCGCAACTTATTGGGATAACACTTAATTCATAATAACTATATGAAACTAGCTGATTTAATTTATACTAAGTGCAATTTGTGTTGCTGTGGAAGTATCTTACCAGCCTTGTTTTTGTTGAAAATGTTGCGGCGTTGCAGCAAAGGTCTCCCGACTGACGCAGATAAATACTTGCAAAATGAGCTAGCATTAAAGGTGCTAGACTCAGTAGGTCTTATCGCTCATGGCAGTGGGATGTCATATTGTTGGCTAACCGATAGCGGTAGAGACCTCTTAACTGAAATTGATGAAATGCTTAACGAAGTACGCCAATAACCCCTACAAGCCCTTAGGTTGCATTTTCCCACGTAGCCTAGGGGTATCCCTACCCCGTAGCATTATCTCTTAACCTTGGGCATCCTAGAGCGGTTTAACGACATTATAAGTCAACTACTCTGGTATATCATCCCAATTTACTCCCAAGTTTAATAATTCCAACTTCTGTCTCTCAAAAGGTGATAAGCTACCTAGATCTAGGTCTTTAGTATTACTTAGACCTAGAGTTAGTTTATTTATATTTAGATCTAGGTAATTAGATCTAGGTTTATTAGATCTAGGTAGTTGCTCATTTTGAGCACCTTCATTCTGCTCATTTTGAGCAGTAATGAGATTTTGATGCTGCTCATTTTGAGCACCTTCGAGAGCCTGGTAAAATGCCGAAGTAAGCTCCAAAATACGCTTCCTCCCCTGCTTTTTAGCTGATAAATACTTCCGCTCAATCAGGCTATCAATCACTCGCCTAACGGTACCGTAGGGAATGCGAAGCTCCGCTCCAATTGTTTCAGCGGAGGCAAAACAAGGGAGTTTTTTAAGCGTCAATCTTTGAACGTAGAACAGTACTCCCGATTGATGCCAATCTAAGCCAGCATCCAGTAATGGGATAAATACCTTGAAGAAAAGAGGTGACTTTGGTACCTTAGGCATATTCTTTTGTTCCCTTAAAACGCCCTATTACTTTGACCGGTATGGGGCGTTTTTTTATTGTTTCAAATACTTATACCTTTCCGAAACAATTCCCTCAAGAAAATTTTATATATTCCGAAACTATTACTGTACACAGAGACTCTAATACTGTAGAGTTGTGGTATGGCAATTAAGCCAAGAGGAACGGAATATATGAGAAACAAGATGACCAAGCAGCAAGTTCTAGCGCAGTTCAAAGAAATGTGGGCGGAGCTAGTTAAGAACAACCCAGACTTGAAAGGTGATTCTGTAGCCAAGCGAGAAGAGTTCAACAACTACGTTGATATGCTCAATAAGGATCGCCTTGTTACAGATTCGCAAGCGTTTAACTGGTCAAACCCATTTTAATTAGAGGAATTATGAAAAAGATACTACTAGCACTAGCATTCCTACCAATAGCAGCATCGGCGCAGCACCAGCCTAACGCGTTGGATCTGGCAATCGCCAACAGCGGCTACAAACCCCAACAGCAGCAGCAGCCTATTTACGGCTTGCCTGTTCAGCCGGTTTTGCCGGTTCCGCATGATAACGGGCCCTGGGGTACAGGTTACAGCGTCGTGACAACTACGCGACCACAAAAAAACTTGTGGGATAGAGACTTAACCGGAAGCGAGACTGTGCAACGTGTTGTGCCTAACGATGGGTTAGGGCAGCCGATGCGTGGGCTCGATCTTGGTTGGGGTAGGTAGTTGTTTAACGTGTAAATGTAAATAAAGGGAATATATGAGAAAAATACTTTTTGGAATACTTGGATTATTGGCCGCCGCTGTCTCAGGTTGTACTGGTATCGAGGCTGGGGGAAAGCTGTGGATAACTCGTGTTGACGAGAGGCAAGAATCACAGAAAACCCATAATGTACCGCTCAAATGTTACTTGTGGGCCGATTGTTCTCAACCGACTACAGAAGTACAAGGGAGCTAAGCGATGAAAGCGATTAAAGAATTACTTTTCACTCCTACGGGGATCATGGTTACGATCCTACACGTTTGTTTTTTCGTTGGGGTTGTGACCACCATCATCGGCGTCAGAGTCTACGTGCTAGGCGATGACCCAGCTATGGCAGTTAGGGCAACAGTAGGCCGCAAGTGAGCACCGATAGCCAACAGGGTGGCGGCTGGATAGTCGCTGCCCTGGTTATAGCGGCTTGCTACACCACGCTTCCAGAGGGGCTAGTCTACCATGGGGGGCGTTTGCTTAAACGCCCTGTTGTGGCTTCTAGGGGCCTTCTTGAGGCGGAGGTGGAACGCGCTGCCGATGCTTACGGGCTATCACGTAAAGTGCTCAAGGCTCTTGTAAGAGTCGAGAGTGCTTACAACCCCACGGCGGTTTCGCCTGTTGGGGCGCGTGGGATAGCTCAGATCATGCCTTTCAACGCTCGCCGCTGTGGGTTACCTAACGCTGATCACTTATGGGATCCGACTTACAACTTACGTTGTGGAGCTAGGATCCTACGCGAAGAGCTTGATCAGCATGGGGACTTGCAGCGTGCTTTAACCGTCTACAACTGTGGGCGGGTAAAATGTGCTGAGGGACAACAATACGCAAAAAAAGTACTAGCACTATCTACTGTGTACTGATACGGTAGGGGCGCTGTACACAATTAAGAGGACATATATGATGACGATAATAGAGATAAACTACCCGCATTACAAGTTGCGACACCGTAACGGGCACGAGTTTACCGTCAAAGCTAGTCGGCTTGATGATGGGCGGCTCGTATTTGACCCGCTCCAAGGCTGGAACGATCTGTCAGTAGAATGCGAGCAAGATACAGAGAGCTTGCTAGAAGACATCGACGACGCAATCTATAACGCCACACCGGGCAAATTTTATGAATTTTAGGATGGAATAAATATGAGTAAAGAACTAACAACAAACAATATGGAGATGCTTAATACGCTTAGAAACACAGTAGCGCCAGGGTTAACCGATCCGGAGTTTCTGTTATTTGCTGAGATGTGTCGGGCAACTGGCCTCAATCCGGCTACCAAAGAGATTTGGGCCATTAAGGCAGGCGGTCGCTTGCAGTTAATGACAGGCATAAATGGCTTCTTAAAGATAGCTAACTCGCACCCTCAGTTCGACGGCATGGAAGTTGTTTACGAGTGGGATGATAAGCAGCTAGTTTCGGCCACTGCTAAGGTTTACCGTAAAGATAGGCGCTTTCCTTCGATTGCAACGGCTTATATGGCTGAGTACGGCAAGGCAACGCCAATTTGGAAGCAGATGCCAAGCATTATGTTAAGCAAATGCGCCAAGGGCTTGGCAATTAGAGAGGCATTTATCAACGAGCTTGGCGGCCTTTATACTCAGGAAGAGATGCCAAGCGAGTTTGCCCCGCCTAAGCCTTACGAAGCACCACCGATAGATCATGAAGTGCATGGTGATGTCATTGAGGTAAGGGCACCCGATGCGGCTAAACCGAAGGCGGTAGTGACGTTCTACGACACTTCTTGCCTGGACGGTGATCAACAGTTAGCAGCGGATAGGTACCTAAAAAGCTGCGGCGCTAAAAATGTTACAGGATCAATTTGGCGGTCGCCCATTAGACTTCAACGATTAACGCAGTGCGTCACAGAGGATGTGAAAGATGAAAAGCCAATGGAAGCGTAAAAGACTTAAGCTATTAGTAAGAGCCAAAGGAGTAATACTAAATGAAAGAAGAAGAGAAACGAGCAGATGCACCAAGAGAGGGCGCGACACGCTGGACAATCATTGTGGAAAAACAATACGTGAACTATTTGAAGAATTACAGCAAGAAACACAACGTAAGGTTGACCGATTTAATAGGAGATGCATTTGGAAACTGGATCGAACGAATTAAATCAGGTCGAGAAAGGTATTAGCGGTATCTTAAAAGCCCTAGAAACTAGCAAGGAACCGCTGTCAGAGTATGAGCTAGGGCAAGCAGATGGTTTGCGCTGGGCGCTGGATATAATCAGGGAAATAAAAAGCCCCGAAGATTAAACAACTAATCAACGGGGCCG